GCCCTGCCGCCGCCCTGCCGCCGCCCTACCTCCGCCCTACCTCCGCCCTGCCGCCGCCCTGCCGCCGCCCTGCCGCCGCCCTGCCGCTGCCCTGCCGCCGCCCTACCTCCGCCCTACCTCCGCCCTACCTCCGCCCTACCTCCGCCCTGCCGCCGCCCTGCCGCCTCCCTGCCGCCTCCCTGCCGCCTCCCTGCCGCCGCCCTGCCGCCGCCCTGCCGCCGCCCTGCCGCCGCCCTGCCGCCGCCCTGCCGCCGCCCTGCCGCCGCCCTGCTACCTCCCTGCTGCCTCCCTGCTGCCTCCCTGCTGCCTCCCTGCTGCCTCCCTGCTACCTCCCTGCTGCCTCCCTGCTGCCTCCCTGCTGCCTCCCTGCTGCCTTCCTGCTGCCGTCAAAAACATTACAATAACAAAATATATAAATAGTAAAATTCCTATTTTCACCGCAAAAAATGGGAGCCGGATTCCGAACGAAAACGAGAACCGACCTGGTTCTTCGGACTTTTCGGTTCGGCAGGATCAGCCGGAGCTTACTTCAGGACCCTCGGTAGCCTGAAATCCCCCTCCGCCCCCTTCAACCTTAACGCGAATCTACAAGTGGCTTTTCTCCCGACCTCTAAGACCTACTTCAAGACTCTCGGTAGCCTGAAAACCATGTGACCGCATACGGTTAGCGTTGAAGCGGACTGTTATCTTGCCATATCACGATCCGAGGAGCACAATGGGGTAGCGTAAGCCGCCCCACAGTTTCTTGCGCTGTCAAAAAGGAGGTGAGTGATGGACAACACGCCTATGGGGGCGCTTCTTGCTCACGGAGCGGCTGCAACGGTGGCGGTCCTCGTAGCTGTTTTCGACACTCCAAAAGACCTGCTGGACGTGTTCAGGAGCGGCAGCACGAGTTCGCACCCCTCCATTTCCGAGACCTTTACGGCCATCTCTGAGGCGGACATTCTTCGCGTCTGCGGTGGCGGTCTCGTCGGCCAGAGCTACTCCGAGAATCCCGAGTGCCTCATCGAGATCGCTGAAATACTCGAACACGAAGGCGTCCTTCCGGCTCTGGAAACCGAACCGGACAATCCCGAACACCTGCTGTCCATTGCGGCTCGAAGCTGCCGTGACGCATGGCACGAAGACGACCGGAAATACATGGAATTGCCGGTCTGCAAGGCATTGACACAACTTCTTGCGTCGAATCCCTAAATGGGGTAGACGCTCGGTCGGGGGTTGGCGCGGGTCTTCTGGGTCGCGCAGGGCCAACCTGGGGGCCGAGCAGGGGGAAGTTTGCTCGGCCCCTACCTTTTCCTCTCCGGACGAGAACCCGATGGCGCACCCAAGAAACGAATCCGGAGCTTTGACCCGGACAAGTTTCTCGAAATGCTTTCAAGCAAAAAGTTGACTGTATACCTAAGCGAGGCTAGTGTTGGAGCGTTCGCATAACGAATCCGGAGACACCAGATGCCCCTCGCCCTGACGTTCGGCTCCAAGCTGATCGAAGACCTGACGTTCCCGAAGCCGCACGAGATTGATGTCGACGCCATCCACACCAGGCTCGCGTGTATCAAGCGGTTCTCCAACAACCCCGACAGCCTGACCGTCATGGAGCATGTGCGGCTTTGCGTGTTGATCGGACGTGTGCTTCGCGTGCAGAAGAAGATTCTCGACTACCTCTACCATCACGACGACCACGAGGCTTTCATCGGGGACATTCCCGGGCCGGTCAAAGCCCTGATCGCAGCGCACACCAGCATCCTCGGAACGCTTGAAAACGACCTGGACATCGCGATCCGGAAAGCGCGCGGCGAGACCTATGACCTGCCCGAGACGGCGCAGGATTTCAACGAGTTCCACCACGTCGACAAGCTGGCAGAAACGCTGGAATGGCAGTTGGTCATGGGGAACCCTGTCGAGCCGTGGAACCGCCACGTTCCCGTCGAGGTCGCTGCCATCTCGGGTTGGCTGATCGCCACGGCACGGTCTCTGGAAACCGACGTTTTCACCGTCGCCCTTCCGTCGCCGCCTTGGGTTGAAGACCATCCCGGATGAGCAATCCGGGCAGCCTCCTTGCGGCCTTCATGGAGCTTCTCGGAGCGTATGTGCGGATGCGCCGTGCAGCGAACGAATCTGTTCGATCCAAACCGAACCGGAAAGAGCGCAGAAAGACGAGCGCGCTGAACAAGAAGTTGCGAAGACGAACTACTAGTCGTAGCATTGTGAATCGCTGACCCTAGATATGGTGCCTAGAATGACCTTTGAAACCCCTTCCGATCTCCCCGAAATCTCCCTGAAAATCTGGGACTCGAAATACCGGCTGAAGAACTTCGACGGAACTCCCATCGACAAGACACCGAACGACACCTGGCTTCGCGTGGCACGAGCGTTGGCTTCCTGCGAGAGCGACCCGGAGACGTGGACTGGCCGGTTCTACGAAGTGATGTCCGAAGGGCTTTTCTCGCCCGCCGGACGGATCATCGCGGGTGCGGGAACCGAACGGCGCGTGACTCTCTCGAACTGTCTGTCTGGTGAGACTCTGATCCTCACCGCCGAATACGGACTGGTGGCTATCGGCGAGATTGCTGGCGAGAATGTTCACGTTCTCGACGGCAACGGAAAGTGGGTTTTCGCGCCTATCAACGTCTTCGGCGAGCAGCCTGTAGCGCCGGTCACGCTCAAAGGGGGCTACAACAGCCGCGAGCGCAAGACGATCTACGCCACGGCGGGGCATCGCTGGATTCTCGAAGGTGGCGACGAGGTAACGACCGAATACCTCAAGGGAGGCCACGTTCTGAAGACCGTCAAGCGCCGTGACGTGGAACACAGTCCCGCCTATCTCGCTGGCGTTCGCCACGGCATCGTCTACGGCGACTGGACGATCACCCGTCCGGACTGCTTCGAGGGCGACTTGGCGGTCTACAGGAGCCGCGTAACGGAGCGCGATATGGACCTCAAGTCCTTGCCGCCTGCGGGAATTAGCGTCGAGTATTTGACGGGTTTCCTGCGCGGCTGGATGGCTGCTAACGGGTGCGCGGGACGTGGCAAGGATTTCATCTCCTGCGGCGCGAACGAAGCAGACTGGCTGAAGCGATACGGCCCGGTCGCGGGCATGGAAGTTTCGCGCGTTACGAAATCGGGCGACGAAACGAACTACGAGCGTCGGAACAAGGCCGTCTTCAACGTGCATTTCCACCGCTGGACCATGATCGCAGAAGACTTCCTGCTGGAAACCCATCGGGAGAAGTTCGAGACCACGACCTATCCTTGGATCGTGGAATCTGTCGGCCCGATGGGCGATCCCGTTCCGGTTTACTGCCCGCGCGTCACCACCACCGATTCGGTGCAACTCGACCTCGGTATCCACACGGGCCAGTGTTTCACCATGGGGACGATCCCCGACTCGATGGACGGAATCTTCTCGCATCTTCGGGAAGCCGCTTTGACGATGCAGCAGGGAGGGGGCATCGGTTACGACTTCTCGACGATTCGACCGAAAGGTTCGCTGGTCAAGGGCGTGGCCGCCGACGCCAGCGGGCCGCTCAGTTTCATGGACTGTTGGGATGCCATGTGCCGGACTGTGATGTCGGCAGGCTCCCGGCGCGGCGCGATGATGGCGACGATGCGCTGCGACCATCCCGACATCATCGACTTCATCGAAGCCAAGGCCGATCCTGCCCGCCTTCGCATGTTCAACCTTTCCGTTCTCGTTACCGACGAGTTCATGGGCGCGGTGGAAGCCGGTCACAACTGGCGGCTTCATTTTGAGGATCGACACGGCAATACGCTGGTCGAGCGCGTCGTGGACGCTCGCGAACTCTGGAACAAGATCATGCGTTCCACCTACGACTACGCGGAACCGGGCGTGATCTTCATCGACCGCGTGAACGAGGATCACAACCTCGGCTATCTGGAAACCATCGCCACGACCAACCCGTGCGGCGAGAAGCCCATGGGGCCTTACGCCTCCTGCCTTCTCGGCTCGATCAACCTTGCCCGGATGGTCGAGAATCCCTTCGTTGAGGAGGCTGACATCAAGCTCAACCGTCTGAAGGAAACGGTCGAAACGGCCATCCGGATGATGGACAACGTGATCGAGGTCGGCAACTTCCCCCTGAAGGATCAGGAGTGGAAGGCCAGAGAGGACAGGCAACTTGGCCTCGGCGTTACCGGGCTTGCCGACGCACTCGCCATGTTCGGCATCACCTACGGGACGCCGAAGGCTGCGGCGTGGACGGAGAAGGTGATGCGGGCCATCTGCCTCGCGGCCTACGAGGCTTCTGTCTCGCTGGCGCAAGAGAAAGGAGCCTTCCCGAGCTTCGACGCCGACGAGTTCCTGAAGGAGACCAGGTTTGCGGGCCGCATGTTGCCCGGGCCGCTGAAGCAGAAGATTCGCAAGCACGGTATCCGCAACGGCCTGCTCATCTCCATCGCGCCCACCGGAACGATCTCGCTCTTCGCAGGCAACGTGTCTTCCGGTATCGAGCCGATCTTCGCTCTCTCCTACGACCGGAAGGTTCTTCAGCCTGACGGGTCGAAAACGACGGAGCGGGTTGTCGACTACGCCGTGGCCGAGTTTGAGCGGATGTTTCCCGGAAAGCCTCTCCCGCCCCAATTCGTGACGGCGCAGAACCTCACTCCGGAAGCGCACGTCGTCATGCAGGCCGCAGCACAGAAGTGGGTCGATTCGTCCATCTCGAAGACGGTCAACGTCCCCAAGGACATCTCGTTTGAGGACTTCAAGGAGGTCTACGCGCTGGCCTACCGGATGGGCTGCAAGGGCTGCACGACCTATCGTCCGAACGACATCACCGGGTCTGTCCTCTCGGTTGCGGAGGCTCCCGAGGAAGCGCCGAAGGAATCTGCTGAAACGGTTTCGCCTTCTCCGGAAGTCCCCACCGAGAGCAACCTTCTTCCGGAGCGTCCGGTCAAGGTCACGGGCGCTACCTACAAGATCAAGTGGCCGACTTCGCCTCACGCCCTCTACGTCACGATCAACGACATCGAGGAAGACGGTTCGCGCAGGCCCTACGAAATCTTCCTGAACTCGAAGAACCTCGACCATCACGCATGGACCGTTGCCCTGACGCGGATGATCTCGGCCATCTTCAGAAGGCCGCACGACAGCCGGTTCGTCGCAGAAGAGCTTCAGGCCGTGTTCGACCCCCAAGGCGGCGCGTGGCTTGACGGCTCCTACGTTCCTTCCATCCCGGCGTCCATCGGTCGCGTAATCGCGCAGCACATGGAATCCATCGGCTATGGGACTCCCGTCGTCGCCAGCCCTGTGGACACCGACAAGGCCCAGGTCGCAGCGTTGGGGGCGTCTGGCGTGCTCTCGTCGCGTCGTCTCGGTCCTGCCTGTCCTGCGTGCGGCAGCTTCGACGTGAAAAACGAGTCGGGATGCATGACCTGCCTGTCCTGCGGCTACTCGAAGTGCGGCTGAGGATGTGGGGGCCGGTCATCCCGGCCCCTATCCTGCACGAGAAGAGAAAAACCGGCTTGCCCCTCACTTTTCGGTTTACTGTCTACTCGGGGTTTGCTATTCAGATGGTCGAGGGCGATTCTGCTCTCGCGTCGAAACCTCAACCCGGAGAACTAAGACACCATGACTACCCTCATGCAGGCATCCCGCCAGTGGGCCTCCCGTCCGGCTGACGAACGCTTCCTGTCGTTGGACGAGCTTTACGCCAAGGTCCGTCGCGAGCGGGAGAACTCGATTCAGTCGGTGATCTCGACGCGCAAGATCAAAGTGCAGCCGCACCCCATCGACACGCGCCGTGGCATCGTCATCGCGGGCGAGAACACTGTCGCTGCCCCGACGAACTGGTCCTTCAACCAGCTTGCCCAACTCGCTGGCGCACCGGCTTCCTACCTTCGGAAGCTGCCCGCGCCCATCGTGGCCGACGCCATGAACTATGGCCTTCGCTTCAACCGTGATGCCGAGGAAGTCGGCATCCTGCACACCACGATGGATGTCGTCGTTGACAACGACACGGGCCTCGTCGACGACGAAAACACCATCGGGTATCAGGAGCTTCGCGCCGCCACCGGCCCGCGTTATGGCCGTATCTGGAACGAGGACATCGTTGGCGCGCTGATCCAGAAGTTCGGAGACGGACGGACGGGCGACTTCAGGGTTCCGGGCGAGTTCGGCAAGGATGTCCCCATCACGCGGAACAACACCACGATCTATGGCTCCGACCGCGACATCTTCGTCTTCCTTGCCGACGAGCACAATCGGATTGAGGTCAAGGACCGCCGCGCCGGACAGCCCGGGTCTCTCGCTCGCGGATTTTTCGTCTGGAACTCGGAAGTCGGGGCACAGTCCATCGGCGCAGCCTTCTTCCTCTTTGATTACGTCTGCATGAACCGGATCGTCTGGGGCGTTCAGGAGTTCAAGGAAATCCGGCTCCGCCATACCGCTTCGGCTCCCGACCGCTGGCTGGAAGAAATCAGCCCCGTGCTGATCGAATACTCGAACGCCTCTGCTGCGCCCATCGAGCAGACTATCCGGGAAGCTCAGCAGAAGAAGTTCGACGACGATCTCGACGCTTTCCTTGCCAAGCGGTTCTCGAAGTCCGAGACTGTCGCCATCAAGGCAGCGCACGAGCGCGAAGAATCTCGGCCTATCGAGACCCTCTGGGATGCCGTCACCGCCGTCACGGCCCACGCCAAGACGCTCCCGCACCAGGACGCTCGTGTCGAGATGGAGCGGAAGGGCGGCGCGATCCTCGATCTCGTCGCTGCCTGACGCAACGACTGGCGGGGCTTTCTCCTCCCTGTCCCGCCAGTCCAGTCCCCCGGCTTTCGTTCTCCCAGGCCGGGGGGCGCCATTTCTCTCATCAACCTACTGGCAGCACCTCAGGAGCCTCAGAATGACCGTCAGACCGAAGTTGCCGAACCCCATGTTTTTTGAGGGAATCGGAATCTGCTTCTGGGAAGGGCCTCCCGAATACCGTTGCCCGAACCGCAACGAGTTCTTCGTCAGTGGCGCTATCCCTCAGGGTTACCGCGCCCGTCAGCACCTCACCCGAGAGTATTGGATCGTTCGTCCGACGCATTACGCGCGTCTCGTCAAGAACTTTGAGCGTGGAGACCCCATCGCCAAGAACTCCAACGGCGTTCCGATCCCCCGGACCTCGTTCGAGGTCTGAATCCCGTCAGCCCCTCACCCCCACCCCCCCCCCAAGAGATGCAAGGAGAGAAAAATATGGGTATACTTCCGGTAAACCTTTTCGTATGGGTTTCCGAGAACGGAAGGATCACCGGGCCTTTCGTCAACCGCGAATCGGCTGCCGCATACGGCAACAAGGCGCGGGAGCGCGGAAGCGTTGTCGGCCTGGTCAACCCCTACTTTCCGGTCGGAAAGGAACTGACGGATGCCGTATGACTTCACCGCACACCTCACGCGGCAGGCGGCCTTCAGCCGCGCCATGTTTGGTCCGGGTCCGCGAACCGAGGGCGTTCTCGACCACATCCGAAAGGAGATGGCCGAAGTTCGAGATGCTGTCGCTTCCGGAGACCTCTGTCATGCCGTCGAGGAGTGGGTCGACCTCTGCATCCTCAGCCTCGACGGCCTTCTTCGCGCGGTTCGCGAGCACGAAGAGAGCGTGCGGCCCGACCAACGCATCAATCACGACACGGTTGCCCTGATCGCCGCGCAGAGGATCATCGACAAGCAAGGGAAGAACGAGCTTAGGGAATGGCCCGACTGGCGCACCGCCGATCCCGAGAAAGCCATCACTCACGAGAGGTTCCGGCATGAAGATCGAGCGAAACCGTAACTACCGGATCGAAGACGTTCTCGGAGTCGAAATCCCGGTTTTGGATCACGGCATGATCCGGGTCATCGACTACATGGGCGACGACGCCGCCGTAGTGCAGGCCGCGCGTGTCAGCTATGGCAAGGGCACCAAGACCCCTTCCGACGACCGTAGCCTCATCCGCTACCTCATGCGCAATCGGCACACCTCACCGTTCGAGATGTGCGAGATCAAGCTGCACCTCAAAATGCCGATCTTCGTCGCGAGGCAATGGGTCAGGCACCGGACTGCGAGTTTGAACGAGGTTTCAGGCCGCTATTCTCTCGTCAAGGAAGAGTTCTACGTCCCCTCAGGGCCTGCCCTCGCTCCGCAGTCGTCGAGCAACAAGCAAGGCCGGGAAGGCGGATACTCGAACTCGGACAGAGCCATCCTCGAAACCGTTATGGCTACGTCGGCTACCGAAGCCTTTGAGGTATACAAGAGCCTCTTGGTCGAGAGCGGCTATAACCTGACGCGAGAACTGGCAAGGTGCGTCCTGCCGCTCTCTACCTACACCGAGTTCTACTGGAAGATCGACGTTCACAACCTGCTGCATTTCCTGAAGCTGCGGGACGACCCCCATGCGCAGCACGAGATTCAAGTTTACGCTCGCGAGATCGCAAGGATCATGGACATCTGGATGCCGATGACGATGGAAGCCTGGCGAGACTACGTCCAAGACGCAGTTACGCTCTCCCGTTCCGAAATGGAGGTCATCCGCAGCGTCGTTCCGGACGACCTCTGGACAAGGCTGTATGAGGCCTTCGAGAACTCTGAACGCTTCGGCAGGACCGAAGCCCTCGAAGCCGTCCACAAGCTGCACGCCATTCGCGGAGCCGAGTCATGAGGGTGGGCAGCTACGATGTCCTCGCAAGGTCTCCGAGCGGAAGGCGGGTTCTGGTCGCATACCGCCCTCCATGGGCACCCGGGCACTGGCTTTGGATCGTCATTTTCAACGGCGGGAAGCTGAAGCGTATCTACAATCCCATGCTGAGAGCGAAAATATGACCGAAAAGAAGCGCCTCGTCGTCCCCCACGGTCGGCCCCTTTACTTCCCGGCGTGCGGAGACCCGGACGTGCTCTACCTGTGCGCCTGCTGCCTTCGGTATGGCATCACGGTCAAGTATAGGCTTCGCGATCTCTACATGAACGACCCGGCCTGTAATCCGTGGGGAAACTCTTCGGACACCGGCGTCTACTATGTCTGCCGCTACCACGTTCCCAAGAACGCGGTGATCTACAATCCGGTCGACAGGACTCTTCGCGACAAGCGCGGAGACATCGTAAGCGGTTGACAGAAAACTTACGGTATGCTTACTTCACGGGAAGCAAGAAAGGATTTCAAGCCATGACCAAAGACCCTCTGTCCGATCAGATCGGAGGAGACCATTACAAGCGCATGGGCATGGAGCCTTTCGAGTTCTCGCTGAAAGCCCGACACGACCCTTTCGTGTTTTCGGTCGTGAAGTATGTCTCCCGCCATTCCCTGAAGGGCGGTCGGCAAGACCTCGAAAAGGCTCTTCATGTCTGCAAGTTGCGGCAGAATCTCGTAGGGTATCCGCAACCTGTGGAGATGACGTTCGGTTTCGGGCGATACAGCGCCCTTCCTCTCAGCGTCAAGCCCGAGGAAATACCTCATCGAGACCTGGTGTTTCGGTTTTGCTATGCCAACAGGGCCTTTCTCTCCGAAAACGACGCCACGGTGATCCTGCTCGCTCACGAATGGAACTACCTGCCGGGTGACGATCCAATCGGCGACAAGGTCATTTGCGCCGTCAAGCAAGCAATCGACACCAGATACCCGATGGACCGCGCGAATGACTGAGCTCGTCGTCATCCCTGCCCACCTCGGAACGCTCGACCCGAACGGGGTTCCCGTGATCGGATGGCTTGTCGAACCCGACGTGATCTCCGGCGGCGTCGAGGTCTCTCCGATCCTTCTTCCCGCAGACTTCACGGTCGGCCCTCTGAAGGCCGTCATGCCGATGAAGGTGACTGTCGAAGACAAGAACGCCATCACCGGGGTCGACCTGACCGCACTCGACATCCTGAGAACCGACAAGTGCTACCGGAGCAAATCCTTCTGGCACTTCAAGGACGAATCCGGCTTGGAGTTCCTCTTCACCATCGAGAGCGGAAAGGAAATCCCGAACGACCATCGCGTCGTCAAGATCAACCGGGAAGCGTTCTTTGAGCGGCGCAGGAGCCTTCCCGTCGTGGATACCGCGCTTCTGTTCAACGGCGTCGAGATCGCGCCACCCGAAGCTGACGCCGCACCGGACGAAGAAGACGACTACGATCTGATCTGAGAAAGGAGACACAATGGCACCCGTGAAAGTGGAAATCGAAGACATGGACGAAGAGGACATGATTGGTTCGCTGGAAGACGTATCCGGCAACGCTTCGGTCTCGACGCGTGAGCTTCGCGCGTTCGTCGAACGCTACGAGACCCTTCAGGCCGACAAGGATTCCATCGCGAAGGAGCAGAAGGAAGTCATGGCCGAAGCCAAGGCTCGCGGATACGACACCAAGGTCCTTCGGCGTCTGATTGCCCTTCGCAAGCGTGACGCCGACGATGTCGCCGAGGAGGAGGCCGTCCTCGATCTCTACAGGTCTGCTCTCGGGATGCTTTGACCGTGGGAACAGGTCTGGACAAGATGAGCGCGCTGGCACGTTGCGGGATGTCTGACATCCGCCTTCGTGCCAGCCGTTTCGACCCCCCTGAAACCGTTCGAGGCCCGTCACCCGGCTCGAAGGTGACTGAGTGGTCCGCGACCATAACGCACCTGAATCCTGCCAAACCGATGGTCAGGGCCGTTCGATCAGACGCGAACGAGGCGCTGGACGCCGCAGCCGAGCGTTTCCTAGCCATCTTCCGCGACGGAAAGAAACTCGACCCCTTTGAGGAAGCGAAGGTTTCTCCTCCCGCGAAGAAGCGCGCCGGTAGCAAGGCCAAAGCCGCCAGCAAACATCCCGAAGAAGACGATGAAGATTGGAGCATCCTGATATGAAGAGATACCCAAAGCACGTCCTGGAAGCCGCGAGACGGTTTCGGGATGTCGGACTACCTGCGGAGATCACCAAGAGCAAGCGCCATTACCAGATACGGGTGCTCGGAGAACTCGTCTACACCCTTCACGCCGGAACGAAAGACTCACGGCCACGAGACGCCGCGAACCTTCGTCAGGCCGTCAGGTCAACAGCAGTCAGGCACGGGCTCATCGCATGACTGAAATCTTCACGTCGGGACCGTTTGCCGGTCTCCGCAAGGGCCACTATCGGGCCATTCTTGCTGACCCGCCTTGGAGCTTCGCGACACGATCCGACAAGGGCAAGGACCGTTCTCCCGAGCAGCATTACGAGTGCATGACGCTTGACGAGATCAAGGCGCTTCCCGTCTCGCAGATCGCCGCGAAGGACTGCGCCATGTTTCTCTGGGTCATCGACACGCATCTGCCGATGGCCTTTGAGGTTCTGGATGCGTGGGGCTTCAGCTACAAGACCAAGGCGTTCACATGGGCCAAGACCAACAAGGGCGGAGGCTCTCGACCGGCAGGAGACGACGCGGCATGGTTCAAGGGCATGGGGTTCTGGACTCGGGCCAACCCCGAAGACTGCCTGTTGGCGACCAGAGGAGCCCCCAAGCGCCGAGACACCGGGAAGGCCGTCAGGCGTCTGTTGGTGGCCGAGAGGCGAGAGCACAGCCGCAAGCCGGACGAAATCTATGACCGGATAGAAGAGCTTGTCCCCGGCCCCTACGCCGAGCTTTTCAGCCGCACCGAGCGCGCGGGGTGGGATTGCGCGGGCCAACAGCGCGGAAGATTTCGAGCGCCGCGAGAAGACTGGATGGACATGATATGAACGAGGACACCATCACAGAGCCTCTGCGCGCCTTCCTGACGGCCTTTGGGCTTTTCCCTGCTTCCGATACCCGGGAAAACCCAAAGGCCGTCCCTGAGCCGAATCTGAAGGCGTGGCGGCCATCCTACCCAAACGAAGAACCTCCGTTCTGAGGAACTCCCCCGTGAGCAACACCCTTCTGTTCCACAAGCCCATCCATCCGGGGACCTGCGAGTGGTGCGGCAAAGCCTGCAACCCCGAAGACACTTGCTGTTCCCTGTCCTGCGAAGCGAAGCTGCTTCGGTTGGAGAAGGAAACCGGCCTGAACGTCCTGCGCCTGCTGAAGCTATGGCGCAAGCATCGGGGCCGCAAGGGAACGCCCGGAGAAGGGGTTTTGACCCTCATCGCGGCAGAGGTCGATACGCTCTTGAAAAGTGATCGCTCCCGTCGGAAGCTGCTCACCGAGAAGCGCGAACAGAAACCGGAGGCTTGATGGGATGTCCCCATGCGCAGCGCCAGAGCGACGAGTTCTTCTGCCCCCGCTGCGATCTGAGATGGCCCTGCGAAGAAGGGTCAGACTGCCGCAAGGCCGAGCGCCGAGAAGGTGCGAGGAGAAGACAGGTTTTGTCCCCCATTCGACTTCTCCGTCAGAAGACGACGAAGGTGTTGGAGAGGACGGTCAGGTCTTTGACCGGCCATCCGTCCTTCTTGAAAGAGTAGCTGACGCGAAGCCGGTATGTCCCCGGTTTGAGGTTGCACTGTCTCCCGATGAACCATGACAGGGAAACCTTGTTCTCGGGTATCACATCCGAGACATCGTAGTCGTTGATGCCGTAACCCGTGCACTCCGTAAACGACAGATCGCCGTATTCGCGGCGCTGGACCTCCACGATCCAGAAACCGCGAACGTTCTCAAAGATGGTCCTGTCGTAGACCATGACTGGATCGGTTCCGGCGAGATGATCCGGGACGAAGATTTCGGTGACGGAGAACCAGGCCGAAACCGGCACCGCGTCTCGGGCGATCATGCGGAAATGGGTTATGACCTGAATCGTCAAGACTGCCAGCGCAGTAGCGATCACCGCTTCGAGGATTCGCTGCTTCCACTTGGGCATGAGGATCAACTCCCGGCAATCGTCTTTAACCAATCGGCAATCTGACTGTGAGCCCCCCACCAAAGGGCGAGAATCCCTCCCGCAAGAAGCCCTACGTTCCGGATCAGGGTCAACACCTGAGCAAAGGCCGTCCAACGGCTATACCACGTCAGAGCTTCCATGGCGACCATGGCCTGCGCGTGAGTTAGAGCTACGATATGCCCGGTCTCGACCATCCGGCGAAGATGCGCCAAGGTAGTCTTTTCCTCATCACTCAGTTTAGAGGTATCGCCGTTGCCCCAGAACATGCTCGTTGCCTCTTTTCCGCGATCCCTATCCCGGCAGTTGAACGAAGGAAAGACCTAGCCCGTTCAACAAAGGATACAACCATCGGGCGAGTGTCAACGACCCACATTACGTCCCGTGCGATGATCTTCCAGTCGAATCTGCTGGACCTTGCTGTTCTCCCACCACAGGTAGGCTCCGACGGCAGCGAACAGGATGGAGGATTCGACGCCGAAATAGGTCGCCACAGGCTCAAGGAAGGCCGCAGCGCCTTCCAACGCCTTGACCTGCTCGATGATGCCATGAAGCGCCGCAATCGCCGTCACAGCGCCGCCAGCGCCGCCGACAACGGCTCCGACCATCTTCCCCGTGTCTGTCGTTTCGATGGTCCGCGATCCGCTCTTGCGCAGGTCTTCCACAGTCGCCTCGGCCCGTTCCGGTGCGATCCCTCGGCGGGGAGCCGTCGGAAGCGCCTTCAGGAAGTCCTCATCAATCGCCGCAACGATGGGAAGGCCGTTGTCGGCCCGAAATGCCAGAACGGCGGCGCGGGTCTTCGTCCCCCATACGCCGTCCGGAGTCCCGACTTCAGGGTATCCGAGATCGCGAAGCTGCTTCTGGACAGAACGAAGCTGCTCGCGGTCGAGGTTGTGCGGACGGGACGGATCAGGCTGATCGGGAGACCACTTGACATCCGGCCTTCCAGACCACTTGGTGTAGGCCGTGGCGAGCTTCCTGTCGTAGCCGTTGACCGCATAGCTCGGGCCGTTGTAGGCGCGTGCAACGGACGCCCAACGTTTCGCTCTGAGGTCGTCGTCGATCCCGTTCACCAGGATGAACCGGACCATCCCCTCGATGTGCTCCTGCGCGTCGTCCATGAACGCCTTGACCATGTTCTGCACGGTAGCGAAGCCGATCAGGGAGTGGTTCTGCCCGAGGATTTGGCTGGCCCCCCAGGATGCGGATTTCAAAGCCGCCGTCTCGTCAATCGCCATCGCCTGCTTCAGCCGAGGGTAGCTGTCCGAGGGGTATGCTCCGGACTTCCAGTTCGGGTAGGCGAGACCCTGTGCAGAAGCCTGCGCACGCTTCGGGCCATCGCCGAGGTTACGCCAGAAAAGGTGCGGCTCAAAGAGCATCGCCGGACGGCCTTGCGAGTCGAACGGTCGGCCACCGGCCTCGACCTCGATCAGCGCGCGGATATGGTCTTCGCTGACCCGGAGGCGATGGGCCAACAGGGGAACGTCGATCTCGTCAAGCGGCTTTGCCGCGCCTTTGAAGTCGTTGAAGCTCATCGTGGTCAGCCTCCCGAGCAGGGGGTTTCAGAGCGGGGTTTCAGGAAGTTCTGCGATCTGGCGTTCGATCTCGACACGATGGGTCTGGGTATAGATCGCGTCACCCTCGACCTCGTTGTAGAAAACCGCATCCCAATGAGCTTCGCCCAGGGGCCATGTCACTTGCTCTTCGGGAGAGGCTGTGACCGTGTATTCCCCCGTCTCTTCGATGAGAGATATGGTCAGATCGGTTCTCGCGCCGTTACGGAAAGCCATCGTGGCGCGCGGCGTGTAGCCGGTCAGATCGCGCGGAGTGATACCGTCGTCTTCGAGGACTCGCCCCGTTCTTCGGAAAGTGGAAAGGCGCTTGTGCTTAGACTTCATGGCGACATTCCTCGGGAACGCAGTCTGTGGGCTTCGGAATTGTAGACCAAAGGCTAACTTCGCGGCAAGGGAAGGCTGGGGACAGTATACCCGGAATCGCTGGCATACCGGGCCACGCCTTTCGTGAGCCTGAAGGCCCGGATTCCGTTCGGATTGACGTTGGACCCGCTCAGCGCGGCGTTGCGCACATGCCCTACTGCCAACGGAACAGAGTCTGTCGGATTGAAGATCGTCGCCGTGAAGGACTCGTTTTTGTAAAGCATGTCGCCGTTACGATACATCCGCAGCGTATTGCCGCTCCGCTCAACGCAGAAGTCGCCGCGCTGATTGTTGATGTTCGCACCATTGGTGGCTGATAGAGTCACCACGGTCCCGGAGTTTCCGTCCGTGGAATATTGGAAGAGCGGTTTCCCGCCAGAGGCCATCCCTACGCGCCAGCACCGGCTGCCGTCAGTGTTGCCGTAGAGGCTCAGGAGTCCATCGTCGATTGACCGAAGCCAAAGCCCGAAGATTTCGATGGTGAAGTTCCCCGACCCGAGATGCCACGCGCTGTTTGCCAGATAGAAAACGCTCGGGCTGTTGACGTTGGTTGGAGTCCCGTTCTGATTGATGAAAGGCAGCGCCGGAGTGTTTCCCGCGCCGTAGCCTCTCCCGGATATGCCGGAGGCTGCGCTTCCCGCCTCCATCTGCCTCGTGTAGTTGGAGAAGTCGAACAGACAAAGAACATTCGACCAGTTAGGATCGTCGCCGTTTGTCGCATGAGGCAGCACCGGCGTGAAAGCTGCCGTGTATCTCGGAACCCCCTTGGTGACGCGAACCTCGGCCAGCTTGCCGGTCCATCCTTGCTGGTAGTAGCCGTCGGAGCCGATGTTGGTGTGAAGCGCGCCGATGACGAAGCGATCTGACGAGGCCGTAGGGCTGAAAAGGGCTGTCGCTCCGATCGAGGCGGTCACGCTACCTTTAAGGCCGTCCACATAGACCGCGAGTTCCCCGCCGTTCCGCACCAGCGCGACATGGTGGAACGCGCCGTTGAAGAAGCCTGCAACGCTCACGCCGTCCGTTCCGAGAATGAACCGCGCCGTATGCGTCACGGCAGACCCGTTGGTGGATGCCTCAAAGGTGATCGAATCGTTCGAGGGGTTGTAGTAGCCTCTGTATGACCGGCGGTTGTTCAGCGTCCACCAGCGAGAGCAGAAGTTCTCCTGGATGGTCGGCTCTCCGCTGCGGGCCATCGCCATCTCAATACAGAAGTTGCTCGAACCCATCGTGAAGTCGGCATCGTTCGATTCCGTATGGATGGCTACGCGGTTGGCCGTCGCCGTGTCCGGGTCCGAACTCTCCTGAAACCAGGACGTGCCGTAGGTGTCTTCGGTCACGATGTTCGGGACGCGCGAGACGGCGAAGGTCTTGCCGGAAGGCCCCACGTCCTCGACGGTGTAATACTCCGCCGTCATCACCACGTTGGCCCAATGCGGGTCCACGACCGGCGGAGTTCCGGTCACGACAGACGAAGCGATGGTCCCGAGGAGATGCCCGATCATTCCTCGGTGTCCCCGCTCAGGATATAGCTGTTGGTTCCGACCGGGATCAGCGTTGCGACGGAATACTGCGCCCGCAGTTTGAACCCCTGCGACGAGTTCACAGTCACCCCGGTAGCCCCAACGACCTCAACGGTTCCGGTCCCCGTGCGAATGAGACTGACCGGCTCCGGGTTGGAGATTCCACTCGGGACAGTCACGGTCTTGGCGCTCGCCCCGCTGAACGTGATGACCCGGTTTCCTACAAAGTCTCCGGACACCAGCGTGTAACTCGCCGTCTGGTCTACCCGCGAGTATGCGGGCACGCCACCGCCGCTCGTCGGAGCTTCCCAGGCAGGCTCGCCGGAAACGATGGTCAGGACATCTCCATCGGAAGCCCCCGAGAAGTCCGGCATCAAGGCGCTGAAATCAAGCTCGACCCACTCGGTGCCGTCGAAGGTAACGAAGACGTTCTCGTCCTGATCGTAGACCAGCCATCCTTCCCGAGGCGTCAGGTATACCCATGCGCTGTTGACGCAGATGGCGATGTGGTTCTCGTAGGTTCCGGTTCCTGTGTAGATGTAGATGTCCCCTGCTGTCGGAGACGGAAGGACGGACTCGCGTCCAAGGACAGCCGCCTGCACCAGCGCCGACACCAGGCGCAGAACATGGTTCATGTCGCCTGACCAGCCGTTGTCGCCCGGGTCCCACTCTCCGACAACACCGAGTCCGGGAAGTATCTCAGTCATGGATCAGCCGCCCCAATTATTGCCCCAATCGTAGCCCCATCCTTCGACGGCTCCAAGCTGAACATACCGACGCGCGGCTTGAAAGGACAGGAGGCCGTCACGCTTGGCATATACGTCGACGAAACAGCCGCCGCCTTCGAGAATATCCGCTTCGGGGATGGTGAAGCTGGTCCCGGCGAGGTCGGTGTAGGTCTCGATCACGTCCCCGAGAACCGAGGTCAGAACGATATGAGTCGTCTGACCGGCTTCCGGCGTGATGTCGGGATCGTTCCAGTTGGGCGGCGATCCGGAGTCTTCGACAAGCCGGTTGCGCCGAGCCCACGTCACGATGATGTCGGGATACGGCCCGGTCAAGTAGATCGCGCTTCCGAAACCCTGCCCGTTGATCTGCACGTTGGCAGGACGGTGAGGAAGGATGGACCTCTCGTAGGCCGGAAGGATCAGCGTGGGGGCCTGAGATGTCGGGAGGCGGCCACCGCGCGTGCGCGGCATGGCCCGAAGCCGAAGGTCTCCGGGGCCGTGCTCGTGCGCCAGAACGTAGTCCTCCGCGTCGGGGTATTTCCAAAGCCGCGTCCCTTCGGGCCAGTCGCGAGGCACGGTATCGTAGATGCCCCTCCTGACGGACCATTCCTGATCGAGCGTCACGAAAGAGTGCAGACGGACAAGCTCGCCGGTCAGGTCATCGTCCCCGAGCATGAGGATGTCTCCCGGCTGAAGGTATCCGCTGCCCAGAGAGTCGATCCATGCGCGGGGAAAACGCGAGAACCAGTTGGCCGTGATAGGCTGATCCGTGAACGTCAGTCCGAGAGGGGGCACCGTCGCCACCAAGGACCACGGCTCGCCGGAGGCGGTCTGGACGCGGACCTGCACGTCCAAAGGTCTCGGGTTGTCTGAGAAGGCCATGAAAGCCGAGCGAACCAGCCCGGAATCGTCTTCCTCTTCCGGGTCAACCCCATTCCGCATGAGTTCCGGCATGGGAACAGAAGTCAGTTGCGCGTATTGCAGAGGCGTCGGCGGAACCAAGTCGTCCTGCCAAATCGGCGGTTGGGGTTGAGTGAACGTCGTCCCGGCTACCGAGAAAATGTCCTCAACGACGTTGAGCTTGATCGTCCGGCTACCCTTCTGGCCGTAGTCTACAGACATGACCCTGACGACCATCTCGGAGATGGACTCATCGGGCCATGAAAGCCTCCGGACATCCCCAGGAACGATCTGCCATTCGCTCCTGTCAACCTCGATGACGCCGCTCCACAGAGGCGTCCCGGCTTCCATGACATCCCGATTGGCAACGACCTGCGCGAGATTGGCATTGCGGATTCCGTAGTAGTTCCGTGTCTCTGCTGCTGTCCCGCCTTGGATCGCCATGTTGGCGATGTTGTGAGCGGAAACCGTTGCGTCTTCCTCGCTTGCAGGATCGGTGTAGGAAACAACAACCTCGTTGATCGTCTCGCCCCAACGACGCCTCTTCGGGTTCTTGACCGTGCAGTTGTCCGGCGTCAGCCACGGAAGCGAAGAGGCGACGTAATCGTCCCGAAGCAGCTTCAGCGTCCAAAGGCCGGTAGCCGGATGCTGAAACAGGAACGCCTTGATGTGGTCCAGAATCTCTTGGACGAAGTTCTCTACGGTGTCTTCTCGCCGCCAGGCCATCGAAAGCCCGAAACGCTCGTTGAAGAGGGTCTCAGCCGCACTCTGGAAGCTGGCAACGTCTATCTGCGAGGGGTCTTCGCCCTTGCCCCATTCAGGGTTGGTCATGCACTCGTAGACGATGTGGGCGGGGTTCGCGTCCGGCAAGAGACCGAGCGTCCCGTCGACGGTGCAATGCTGGTAGGCGTAGGGGATGAGGGTTGTCGTCACGCCTCCGGACGAAGTGAATGAGGTCCAGATAGGGAAGGTTCGGTTTACACAGGTCCAGACGCGAACGTATGCCGTCTCCGGCGGAACCGTCACCGATCCGGAGAGGCTACCCTGTCCCGTCACGTTGATGACACGATTGAAAGAGGCCCCGGAAGTGAGGATTCTTTGCCCGAGCAAGGGGTTCCCGTCCTGATCTTCACCGCCTGCGTAACACTCGATGTAGATGATGAGTTGACCAGTCCGAAGCGACGGGTTGGAAGCCATTAACTCGGCCTGAAGGGTGGCCGTTACGGAGACAAGCTGAACGTCCAGATAGCCGCCAAGCTCCGTTTCGTCGGAATCCGGCTCATCGCTGTCAGGGAGCTTGATGGAGCCGCGCGCCTCTATGAGAGCCTCGCAATCTTCCAGATCGGGAGGCGCGCTTTGAGCGGGGCCGTAAAGCCACACGCTATCGTCCAAGTCCTCGTCTTCAAGTTGCGGAAACCCCGCGTGGACCATTGGCTCGGACGCGGAAAGCGTTCGCGGCCTAGTCCTCTGAGTCAGAACCCTGAGTCCCGGCCCGCCGCCCGTTATGGGGTCCAAGGGGATCGCCGCGCCCTGCCAAGACCCGGTTTCGATGCCCGGAGGATTGTCGAGACCCATGGGCCAGATGACGGAGTATTGAGCCCCGAGCCTCCTCGGGATCGACGTAAGGTTTACCTTTACGTCTCCGACGTAGGGGTTGTTGGTGGCCCAGCGAAATCCGGCTCCCGAATACCCTCTGAAGAACAGATGAGCAACGCCGCGATAGCCGGGAAAGGTCGACGGAGTGAGACCTTCCCGAGCCGCAAGCTCCGCACTCGCAAGCTGGTTGTTATCCCCCATGTAGGCTTCGAGGACGCCGTAGACTCCGCCCTCCCTTTTGCTTCCGCCGAAAAGGTCTGGGAGGTCTATGCAGACGTTCTTACGTTCCCGAATACCGCCGCAGAATATGGGCTTATCCTTTACCCAGACCTGATTGTATGAATCAATCGGGCCATAGCAAATCCCCCAATCCAGCGAGTAGAGGTAATCGTATACCGTTACCCTTCTTCTCTTTCCCATTCCCCGCTCGCTTCCTGCATGGCGATCTCTACCATGCGCTGCACCTGCGCGTCACGAATGTCCGCCAATTCGGACACAGGGATGCCGTTTTTCACGAAGGATTGCCAGTCGAGACCGAGCAGACGGGCCTTGTAACGACCTCCGCGAGAGCAGAACCCAGCCGCTTTCAGGTGCCGAAACATGATCCTAGGCTCGTTCACTTCTTGCGCACCCTGATCTTCCGCCGAACCACAGCCTTATCCCAACCCCCAAGAAGGTTTGGATCGGACATGGTTAAAGACCCAAAAACGACAGGTATGGGGCGACCGGCCTCCGACGTAGGCTCCTGCAAGTCCTCTACCGAAGGCGGTTTGGGTTGCTTCGGTTTGGGCGCGAGAAGGTATCCCAGATAGCTGAGTGCGACTCCTATGATAAGTTGAACCAGGAAAGGGATCGGCATGGCGCGCGCTCAGTCGAAAGGGTTTTTACCGACGGGATTGAAGGCAGGTATGTATGGGTGCCCGCCATAGTTTACAGTGTTGCCGTGAACACGGCCACAGGCTTCGAGGGTGTGCTGACACCCCAGAACTACGTCAACCGTGTCACCCGCATCAAGCCCGGAGGTCGGCCCGGACAATACCAAGGTTGCGTCGTCAGGTAGAACATCCACAATGAGACGATACTCTCGACCGACCGGACCATCCCACTCGATCATACCGCCGATGTAGTCCAGCCTGGTCATGTCCGTCACCATCCAGCCGGGACTCAGGACGATCCGGTTTGGCGTCGTGCTGACGATGGTTCCGGCTGTCGTTGCGGCTTCCTTGTCGGCGTTACAGCGCGTCCCGTAGAGGGCGAGAGGGCACGAATACTGGAAGTGCCTCGTGAGGCCGGGACGCTTCATGGAGACGCCGGAGGGGATGGCTACGAGCTTCACCTTGCCCTTCTCTCCGCCGACCCTCTCGACGATACGGCCAGTCCAAGCCACGGGGATGACGCCATCGTCCGGGAAAGACCTCGTCAGTGCAGGAAGGGCGGAATCGACCAGATGCCCGACGCGAATGACGAGCGTGATTACGAAAGAGGTAGGATACAGGCTCAGGAGTTCGGCGACGGGGTTCGCACGAGAGACTTCGATCACAAGCTCGTTCTCGTCCAGCTTTCCGGAAGCCTCTACGGCGTCATGCCGTATCGGAACAGCTTCGTATACCTCATCGTCGTAGAGGACATCGCGCTCCGCGTCAGTGAAGCGGTATACAGCGCCCTCGTCCGAACCGTAGCGGATTCGATACAGGTATACCGGAGACCCGAGATCGACGCTGCCTTCGATGTCGTCGTGATTGTAGGGCATCAAGCGATCCCGAGTTCTGCAAGGGGGACGGAAACCACGCTTGCCGTCGCTTCAGCGACCGTCGGCGTCAGCCAGGTCATAGACAGATTGTCAGTGGCGAAGCGGACTGGCAACAGCCAATGCAGGGACTTCGCGTTCAAGACGCTATCCCACCACGAGGACTGCATGGTGAAATTGGAAACTCCTGACCCGGCACTCACCGACATGACCCGATTGAACTGGTAGCTCTCATCGGGCCAACGGGCGACGATGAACCTGTGCGTCGGCGATCCGTTGAAGATCGAGGCGGCGTCCGTCCCCACCACGCGGAGATTGGTCAAACCCCCTTGCGTAGCAGAAAGGTTGAAGTCGTCAGTCCACGTCGGAGACCAGAACGCCGAACGACGGCCTCTTCGATTCCGGAAGAAGGTCTGAAACCGCTCTGCGTCTTCAACGGAACGAAAGGTGAACTTCATCTGGAAAGCAGTCCGGGAGAAGTTGACGGGGGAGAAGGATTCCGTTCTGCCGAAGCCGAAGTCGACCGTGTCCCGATCTCGGGACATCGTGACCTGAATACCCTGTCGCCAGTTAGGCTTCCGCATGAGGACAGGGCGGCTTTGGTATAGGACATAGTCGGGACGGGCGGTCGGAAGACCGATCAGGTCTTGCTCCACCTCCCCTTCAAAGCCCGGTATGACCGTCAACGACAAGTTTCCCTGCCAGACAGAGTCGGTCATGGAGCGGAGCGTGACAT